ACGTTGTTTTATTATCTTCTTCGCTACCTTCTTGTCTTCTAGGTCACTCATTTACTCTTGCTGATGTTGGGGCTCTGAAATACTTATTTATAACCTCAACTTGATCATGGTATCTTGATATCTTATCAAGCTCTTGACCGATTGCTTCGGTGATATCAGAATGCTCTCCAATACCAGCTGGATGTTCTAGGTAAACATTGACGTTTGCCTTATGCTTTTCAATTTCACCTTGAGCGTGTGCCAACATAGCACGTAATAGTTGCTCTCTCATATGTAAAGTACCCATGATTTTATTTGTTGTGATTAGGATGCTTGGGGCAGTTAGCCTCATGCTGTTTTATATATCTCTCTGGGTCTGGATGACCTTGAGGGGGTGTCAGTCCACAGTGCTGACATACTGGTTTAGCCATAATGGTAACTCGGTTTATTAGTTTTCTTAGATAAGTTTTTACCTCTGACCTTTGTGCCAGAAGTCTCACCGTATCCCTTAGGATGTTTACCAGCTTTTGTCTTACCTAACTTTTCAGAAGATTTTGGCTTCTTAGACTCAGTGTCATGTAGTCTAGCAGGCTTACCTGCTTTCTTAGTTATAACACTTTCTTGTCCATGTTTGCGACCCAATCGTCGCATAACTTTACCAAAGCGTCTCTTACTCATACCTTTACCAGGTGAGGTTTGGTATGATACTTCACGTCCAGTACCTTCCTTACCATCCTTAGACTTATACTTATACTCACCGACTCCCTTCTTGTAGCCGATTCCTTTCTTCTTTAGGTCTTTTTCGAGCCCCTTGCGGGACTCTTTATTCTTTTTTGCGTCTGTACCCCTGTCTGCACTAATGTTACCAGTCTGTTGTGTCTTAGACTTATTCATCATACGAGTGGTAGGGTTACCCTCTTGTATGAAATCAGAGAATCTCTTGAGTCCGTCTGGCTCATGATACTCCCAGTGTCCTTCCTTCACATGGTCAGCAGCTTTGTATAGAGGTTTGCCTGTCTTGGCATTCTTCTTACCTGCTTTGTATCCTTTCCATGCAGGAGTGTTACCTTTCTTATCAGCGTTGGTAACTGTATACTCTTCTTTCTTTACTTCCTCTTTTTTCTTCTTATCACCAGGAAGTTTTCTCTTACCATCACCCTTCCATATACCGTAGGCAGTACCTTCTTTTGCTTCTTCCTTACGTTTTGCAGAAGCAGCTTTATAGAAACGTGATGCTTGCTTAACTCTTTTCTTAGCACCTTCCTTGTCGCCAGCAACCGCTTTCTTACCACGGTCTATATCAGCAGCTTTAGATGCTTTTTGTAGTGTGTCAGAGGAAAGCTCGTGGAGCACTTCTTCTTTTTTAGTATTCATAATAGCTCCTTTGCCATGTTTCTTTTCAATGTTTTTCTTAACAATGTCAAGAGCAGTAACACCTTTACCGTGCTCCTTCTCTGCTTGTTTCTGGTATACTGTCTTACCTTTAGTCTTCTTGTTGTCAGGTGTACGCTTACTAGGGGTTGACTTGCGGTCAGATCCATCGTGTCCTATCCCATACTTTACGAGACGATCATCTCTCATTCTATCATAACCCTCTTCACTTGCAAGACTCATCTCACCATGTTGTCTGGTATTAAGTCTATCAATAGCAGGGTTCTTCTTCTTAGAAAAAGTACGATGAGCTGCAGATTTACCTTTAGGGTTTGACACGTTAGCCACCTACGACTTGGACTTGCTCTACTACCACATCAGCACTACCAGCAGTCAGTTTAACTGCTCTATTAACTAGAGGAGTTTGACCTAGGATTAATTGTGCATCAGCATTACTATAGTTTCCACCTGCACTAGATGAATCTATGTTGGTAGTAATGGTACCATCAGTTGTTGAAGCAACTGTCTTACCACTACCTACAGCAGATACAAATGCAGCTGCGTATGTTGTGTCACCACCATTCTGAGTAGAGATATAGTCTCCAGTCACAAACTTATGACCAGGAGTACCACCACTTTCTACAGTGATAACCATAGGGTTAGCATCAGTTGCAGATGCTATTCTTGCGTTTGCAGGTTTGCCACATGAGATTAACTCAGGGACACCTGCTGCTAGGGTAATTGCAGGTCCAGCATTTACTTGTATTGAAGATGCTGAAGTTGCCAAGACACGCAGTACACCAGACTTAACTGTGATGTAGGCAGTACCCGAACCACTTACTGTTTGCGTATCAATAACGTTTAATACTGACATTTTAAAAGAATACCTTTACTAGATTATTTATCTTGCTTAGACTTTAAGAATTTAGCAAGTTCTGCTGTGCTACCAACAAACATAGTGTTGTTGGTGACTTGTTTATCAGACGTTCCTCCTTTCGGATTCTCTATCTCATTAACTTTTTTATGTAGATCAGCAAGTTTATCAGCAACATCACCAACATGTTTAATTAGTTGGCCTGCTACTTCGTACGCCCTTGGTTGATCACTGCTCTGAGCCACTTCGAGGATACCGTCCACTGCTTCTTGACCCTTTTCAATAAGCGAGTAGAGATTGCCCCTCGTGTAGTCATAGTCTTTCTTGAGTTGCTCCGTAGTCGTCGTTGGTACAACCTCCATCTTAGACTCCTTTTTAGGAACGAGAGATGTCTCAACGTCCAAAGCTTCTTCGATCCCATCAAACTGCTTCATCTTGTCCTGTAGTTGGGTTCCATTGCTTGGAATCAACGAACTCACTAGTCAATTCATTGAATCCAAAGTTATCATCTGCATCAGCAGTGATAGGTTCAGGTGTAACCTGATATCTAACTTCACGAGGTGCATTAGGTGCTAACTCAGTCTGAGTAGAGTAGTCAAGAATTGCCTTCTTAATAACCTCACCAGACTTGTCTTGGACTGGACCGTATAGGTAAGTCTTAGCAACAAACTGTAGGGTATATACCAGAGTCCTACGAGTATCGTAGTCACCCTCATATACATCTTCATAATCAATTGAGACAAGGGTCACAGGGTAATCCTTCTTCTCATCCATAGTAGGCACAAGGTTTAATGTAATATTAAAACTTGGTTGAAATACTGGAAGTATTTGCTCAAGAATCTGAAGACCATCGTCTTGATTCTTTGCCATGATTGCCAATTCAAAATTCAAATTATATGGTATTGGCATAAAACTTTTAAACTCTTTACCATCAGCTTGTGTATTTCTGATGTATTGAGTAGGAGATACCTTACGAGTTGCATCGTAATTAAACCCTTGTATCTCAAAGGATATCCTAGGAAGGGTGATCTGAGTAGTAGTCTTATTAAGACCTACTTGATTCAACCTTTGTAAGAATTTCTGACGAGGACCATATGCCAGAGGTACTTTCATAACCTCTGTCTTTCCCGAAGTCACACGACGCAATTCAATATTATTGAACAGTGTACCAAAACCGACTACTGTCTTCTTGATAATTTCGTGATATGAATATGTGCCTAACATTAGATACTACTTCCTTTATTTCCAAACTCTCCAAAGGGGTTACCCTCAGAGAAATCAATGATAGCATCTGACTGAGTTTCTATTGCCCAGTTAGATTGAGACTCATCATTAGTATTATTTAGTGTATTATATGTAGCAGAAGTCCACGCAGCACTAGATGTATTACCAGTGAGAGTCTCAGGTATACTAAAGATACCAGACCTATTATACACTACCAACTGACGTGTAGCACTATTCCAAGACTTAACTGTAGCAGTTACATTAGAGTTACCACCTGTAACAATCTCCTCAGCAACAAAGTCTCCACTACCACCTTCAGCAACATTAACACTTATTGCATTGGCATAGTTGACCTCAATTGCATCAACCTCTGCGATTCCTGTATCGATGTCCTCGTCGCTGTACTGGAAGAGCTCACAGCGTAGTCCCCACGTATAGATTTTACCCAACGTGAAAAATGGTACTTCATACTCGACAAACTGGATCTCAAAGATCTTATTCGCCAAGGGGAAGTATACGAGATCGCCTTCATTTGGTCTACCCTCCACTATTAGTGTTGTGTTATCGTCAACTGCCTCAGTGAAACGAGTCCTTGATATAACAAAGGTTACTTGATCAGCAATCTGTACACCAAACTTGGTGAACATGTCACCATCTCCTCTGAATCCTGAGTTGTCTTCGATAAAAGCTTCTATTTCAAACGCATCGTCAAACTTAGACATTGTGTCTTCCCCGAAGACAGTATCATTCTTGACTAGCGTCCTAGGAATATAGTATACATTCTTCCCGAACATCTTAATCTGCTCATTAACAAGACTTTGTGTTAAGTCTTGCTCTCCTGTAGTGCCTTGAGAGAAGTAAGTGTTGAGTGCCATACTATCCTATCATGTCTAGTGGTGGAGTTTCCCATTCTGTGCGTAGTTGCTCTTCAAGATTTTTGATCTCATCTACAGCATCATTGTATATCATTTCTCCATTTAACGTGACACCACCTGGCATCTGAACGTTTTGGAATTTAGTCATATTCTGACCCCACTGCTTCTTAATCTTAGCAGCAGTGTAATCCTTGACCCACATGTTGTCATAGATCTCTGTCCATGTAGTAGGATCTAATGCTCTCCATGCTTTGATGAGAAGATACTGATCAATAACAACATCAGTTGTCCAATCCATATCAAGATATAATCTATCCTGAGTAGCAATATAACGAGTAGGTTTTAAACCTTCCAATAGGAAATCAATTGTACCCAAGTGTTGCTGAATCATATAGTAATGGTAGAACTGTGTAGATGTAAAATCATACAAGTCATTCAAACGCATCTGATATCTAATATCAAACATGTTTGCAGTACCCTTATCAGTGAAAGAGAATAGTCCTTCAACAGATAATATATGTTGAGGTATCTCTAGGTAAGCATTCCTTTCTTCCCAATCAGAATTACCAGCAGATGATGTAGTCGTAGTGTCATTAGCGACAGCAGCTCTATCGATATCTGCCTGAGTTATCTTATGCTTTAGGTAGACTCTTTCAGCACCATCATAATGGAACTGTTGAAACTTCTGTAATGTATAATCAATAGCGTCATCGCATTGATCATCAGAGACATTGATCTCTAGTACAGGTTTACCTAACCTGCGTAAAGCATATTCTTTTAATTCAGCTTTGGTGTTGGGTTTTGCCATTTACTTATAGAGCAGCGATTCTAGTCTGGAAGTCAGCAAAGTCAGCAGACGCTGCTGTAACAGACTTAAGGGTTGCTAATGTAATTGTCTCTGCCTGAAGTGCAGAGTCAGCAGTTGCACCTTGTGCAGCAGTAGCGTATGCAGTGCTTGCAGTGATAGCAGCAGATCCTAATCCAAGGGTTGCTCTTGCAGCAGCAGCGTCTGCGTCATCAATTAAAGTTCCACCGAAGGTACTAACAGCAGAAGCATCAAGTTTTCCAGTGATACCTGCAACAACACGAGCATCAGCACGAGCATTAGTATAGTAAAGGTTAGATCC